TTTACCTTCGACATTAAGATCTTTGGTTACTGTGATGTTGTTACTTACATTTAAGTCTTTCGTTGTTACGATGGCGGAATCTAACACACCTTTAACATTTAAATCTCCTGGATAGTTAACTTTTCCTCTTCTTGTGACTTCCATAGCTTATTTTATATATATTCAACATAATTTCTTTCTATAACAATAAAGATGAAGAGTATGAAAGACAAATACGAGTGTATATGGATACCTATTAAAAATATAAACAGTACGGAAATACATGAACTGAATAAAACAATTATACACTTTAGAAAAAGTTTTGATATATGTTTTTTAATAGGTGAACTAGAATTTGTTACAAAAGATATTGTTGATAACGATATAATAATAAATATACCCGAACTTAATGAAAAGTTTTATAAATGTGAAAATACTGTTCTAATTACCAAGAACGACGACACAAGAGTTAGTGTTCAAATAAAACTGGAACCAGGTAAAATAACACTGGAAGGATTATACCCATTCGAATCTGCAACTAAGTATGAATTAAATTTTCAATTTTTTATGAGAACAGTATGATTTAAAAAATTAGTCACAGTCATAAATGAATTCGTTTACACAACTATATACACGATATAAACGAATAGCATTAGACCGATTTTATTCATGTAAACAACTTGTATACAGAAAGAACATTAGAGTTCTCCTTGATAACGCAAACAATGAGAATACACCATGGTTCTCATTTGAAGGACAAGAACTTGAAGCTAAAGTGGTCGATGTTTACGACGGAGATACAATTACTTTAGCTATTCCGTTTGAAAATAAGATTTACAAACAAAAATGCAGATTATATAATATAGATACAGCTGAAATACGTACTAAAAACATAGAAGAAAAACACATTGGCATGAAAGGTAAAAAATTTGTTCAAGATCTCGTTTTTAATAAAAGAGTATTTATCAAATGTGGTAAACAAGATAAATACGGAAGATTACTTGTACAAGTATTTTTATCTACATCCAATAGACCCTTCATGATAGGAAGTCGCAGATATAAAAAAGATTTATCTTCCATGATCATAGAAGCTGGTCTAGGTTATGAATACAATGGTAAGACTAAAAGATCGTTTAATGAATGGTACATCAGAGATACAGGCTCTGAAGAGATTGTTATAGATGTTGATACGAATAAAGATAGTTCCGCCTACATCAATATTGATACATTTACCATATACAATAGTACGAGTAACAATACATATGACGAATCGATCGATGTTAATAATACAGATTGCAGATATCCTACAGTTGATTAGTTGAAAGTTTTATTATTACTGGTATTAGCGACCCTTCTAACTATTGTTATCATGTTGGTATTGAAATCATCTTCAAGTATATCGACAGGATCAGATGGAGGATATATAATTGCTCCTCCAATAATAAATTAAACGACTGTATCTCAGATACATCAAAAAGATAAAAAGACATGTATTGAATATTTTAAAGCCGTATACCCTTATAAAACGATAAATCAATTGAAGATAATAGTATCAAAACTCGCATCTGGTGTTCTGTTTTGATACTATAAAGTAGGAAACGTTAATATGACGAATTTCATACAAGAATACCTAGGAAAATACTCATGGAATGACATTCAAAATACCCTATCAAAAAAATAGAAAAAATTGGCAAGGATGGGACGGTATTAATGAAATATCAAAATATTTAATCCGTTTAATTCGCATATAACAAGCCGTGTAATTTTACAGAACCACAAGAAATGATAGACGGTATATGCGATAATCCACGGGGAAAGGATAGACCATTGTGTTCTTATATTTGCAACGAGCAAAGTGATTCTGATATACATAAGGTTGTGCCTCAATAGTCTTTCCATAATTTTAATGGATCCATTTATTATTTTATTCTAATAAATGGATCCAAGAGACTTACATAGAGAAACAGTTAGATTAGTTAAGGTAATGCAAAATGTTAAAGATTCTGGAATGGGTATATCAATTAAACGATCCGAAATTAAAAAATTGAAAAATGAGCTTCTACTACAGTGGGTTAATAACAAGGAGATGATACCTATGACAAATATACCTTCAAAAAATATAGTTATGACTATTGCGCATGGGTTTGATAAAAAATATAAGACTAATTATATTGAACAATTATTTACGAATTATACAGAGAGAGAATATTGCGCGTCCGAAATATCTGATTATTCTGAAGTTACGTCAGAAGTATATTCAGAATGTTTAACAGATACATTAACAGAACTAACTGTATAAATTTAATTAAATCTAAACATGTAAATATGTTTAATTAAAAACAATGTGCGGAATTTTTGCTATATTCGGTAACGAAGACGACACGTATATTTCAAATGCAATAGAAATAATAACAAAAAGAGGACCTGATTCAACTGTAATAGTTAAAGACAAAATACCAAGGTCAGGTAAATTAGTGTTCACACGTCTAGCAATATTAGATACTTCTACTGAAGGAAATCAACCATTCATATCAGACGGTATAAGTCTTATGTGCAACGGAGAGATATATAATCACAAGTACCTCGAACAAGAATATGATCTAAAATGCACATCTAACAGTGATTGTGAATGTATTTTGCATTTGTACAAAAAAATAGGATTTCAGGCAACTGTAGATAAGTTAGATGGAGTATTTGCTATATGCTTAGTCGACGGTACCAAGGTTCATTTGGCTCGTGATCGTATTGGTGTCCGACCACTATTTATCGGTAAAAGTAAAAATGGAACATTTGCTGTATCTTCACTTGCAAGAACTCTATTAGACTTTTGCGACGATATTTACCCATTGAAACCATGTAAAGCTACATATGACTTTTCACAAGATAATATTACAGAAATTATTCAAGAACATATATTACCATCCGAAATGAATGTTAATAGCAGTGACATTGTATTACTTCAGGAAAAAATTCGTAACACCTTAATTAATGCAGTTAGAAAAAGACTCATGTCAGATAGAAAAATATGTTGTATGCTTTCTGGCGGACTTGATAGTTCCCTAATAACAAGTATTTTATGTAGATTGGTTGGAAGTGAAAACGTTCAGACATATTCTATAGGTATGGAGGATTCAGTAGATCTTAAATACGCAAAAGTAGTATCTGATTATCTTGGTACGTGTCACCATGAAATAAAATTCACTCCAGAAGAAGGACTAAATGTCATTACCGATGTAATAACCGATTTGGAAAGCTATGATATCACAACTATTAGAGCGAGTGTTGGTATGTGGTTATTATCCAAATATATTTCTGAAAATTCTGATAATATAGTAGTATTGTCAGGAGAAGGAGCAGACGAATTGTTATGTGGTTATTTGTATTTCCACTATGCTCCATCAACTCATGAAGCGCATGAAGAAAGTACGAGATTGGTGAGAGAACTACATAAATACGATGTTCTTCGGGCAGATAGATGTGTCTCGTCTCATGGACTGGAATTAAGAGTACCGTTTCTTGACAAAGATTTTGTTAATTTAATTTTAAATATACCCGGAGAGTATAGAGTTCCTTTGTCTAAGGGAGTAGAGAAAGAACTTTTACGTAATGCGTTTTCCGGTTACTTGCCTGAAGAAGTTTTATGGAGAAGGAAGGACGGTATGTCTGACGCTTTGTCTGGCCTGAAAAAGAACTGGTTTGAATATATTCAAGATTTTGTTGATACAAAGATAACAGATAGTGACTGGGAACAGATTACCCAAAATAACAATAATCAAAGTATTGTCAGCAAGGAAGCATACTATTATAAAACAATTTACGATGGTATATTCGATAATTATCAACCAGAATATCCATACTGGATGCCGAAATGGGTTCCTTGTGATGGAAACCCTAGTGGCAGAATTTTGGACGTATACGATGAGACTTAGATGACGTATACAATTTGAATGTTTGTATAATATTTTAATTAAAATCGGATATTCTGGATGTTATATTATCGTGATAATATAACATTATTGCTATTATTGATTACCCCATCTTGCAGACCACTTCTGTTGATTGTTTTTAGATTGTTGACGAGATATAATATCTTCTCTATGATTGCTGGTATCATCAGTAAAAGATAAACATCCATAATTATCGGAATAAGAGGGAACTTTTTTCGCGTCGGTAATATTACCTGTATTTCTTACATATTGCTGTTTCATGTTACTCATCGGATCTTGATAGAATAAGCTACTTACTTCAGCAGGAATATCATAAACAGGTCTATATAAAGCATCCTTGATAGAATCATTGATATAATATTGAATTTGTCCCGCATTTATATCTGAGTAAGTGTGATACCCTTTTCCGTAATTCTTAAATTTATCAGAATACACGTCCTTTGATGCCATGTCTCCAGTCATGGGAGGACGATCAAGGTGTAATCGGGAATTTCTCACAGGATCTAATAATCGCGGATCGCTAGAAACGTATGTTGTCGCAGGACAAGAAGACTCTGACGGACAATCTATACTATAGAATCCATTGCTTAGATTGGAACTAAGTTTATTTAAAAATGTATACTTATCTACGTCTAGGGAAACATCAGACTCGTCGTCTACACCCTGTGGTTGAGTATTTTGTTGAAATACTTTTCTATCATAACATTCAAATCCATCGGAAACTCTGCATCCATGTACAGAAAAATTTGTTATAGATCCTTGATTTGTAGGATAAATCTTCTTATCGCACTGGTAACAGTTGCAATTTGATTGTGGGTATGTATATAATATATTTGCCATAGTTATTGTTTATATATAATTTTTTATACTATTTTTCAGAAAAATTATATCAATGTCGTCAAATTATATTTAACTATACCTCATAGCTTTGAACCGACAGACCATGAAACAGTAGTCAAGTTGGTTGCGATATGATTATTGTCTTTTGGTTCATTACTCCAAAGCTAAACCCCGTTCAAAAATGTTGAAGTATTCACAAGTTCTTCTCCGTACTTAAATAATTGTTCCCAGTTAGATCTAGATGGTTTAAAAGCATTTGGGCATTTTCTACTAGCAATACCTCAGTTATACCTCTCCAATTTTGTACTCCGCCAATTGTAGGGTGACCAGAACATGACGCGATTGAATCCTTGGAGATATACTTTACTATTAATATTACCGATTGGTTCGTCCTTATTGTTTACTTTGGTCTTTACTGTGCAATTTCCTACGTTTTGGTTATCTGTGTTTGTTGATCTAAAAACAACTTAGCATTGTACATGTACTTACCGATGTCTTTGAATTTCCTAAATGCCTCGGTGGTTGTGGTTATGTCTGTGTTTGTACTCAGTTTGGACTATTGACATCTTAAAATACACAGATACATTTTTCGTTGAGTCATCGGTTGATTACCAGCAGTTGAATTATCAACGATTGCTAATCTATGAAAAATCATTGTTCCCCTTTCGTATTCATAACAACGCTGTTATCGGGACCTCGGCTCTGTATTTTAAAAGCCGTTTCCAAGATCTTTGCTTGGCTCGGTCCATTAATTAAAGTAAATATTCCACACATTTTTTTTACATCAGTTGTGATGCTATATTTTATATACAATAAATGGATGAAAAATATATAATTTCTATAATTATTTTTTATTATACTATTTTTGCTTTTAAAATCCGGCAAAAAGGGGACTTATATTACAATGACCACTATACCAGAAAGACTGACCACTGATTGGTGTTACAATAACTTACAAAGAACAATTAGTTTACTATCCGAAAATCAGACTCTGGTTATTAACATACCAAGAATTTCATCGAAAAAAATATTATATAATATTCCTCCCAAAATAAAAAATTTACAAGGGAAAAAATTCATAATAAACAATTGTGAAAAAGATGAAGGACCAATTACGAAAATACTTCCAACCTTAAGGAATTCTAAAATACCTGATGAAAGCATTATTATTGTTTGCGACGATGATATAGTATACAAAAAAAATACTTTTAATCTTTTGGAAAATTCCATTTTAAAAAATCCAGACTGCGTCTCTTCTATGTGCAATATCGCCGTGTGCGGTTTTAAAACTTTTGGATTCACTAAAAAAATAGTAAAACCGATTCTAAATATAAACATACCCACAAGTTGCTTCAGGGTAGATGATGACGTCATGGACTGGTGTTTTCAAAAAATGAAACTGAAAATTATTCCTGTTCCTTACGAAGGTAATACAGACTGACACTGCACTTTAAACAAAGAAACAACGGATGGGCACCCTGATTGGAATGAATTAAGTGTAGACGTGGAAAATGGTGATAGGGCAAGATATCAAAAAAAATGCAAAAATGAACTAACACTATTAGAATCTGATTTAGAATACCAAAGCCCGAATCAATTGAGTTAATTCCAGTGTTTCCAATATCGCAACTAAAAAAACAATCTTGTCCAGCGTCGTCGAAAGAATAATACATAAACACTTTTATTGTTAGAATTACCACCGCGTCTTTCCAGAACTACTTATACAAATAAACCTCCTAACCATAATCCTACCAGGCCCCATGAAACTCTTGCGGCGCAGTCGTAATTTTCCATTTAATTTATAACACTTAGTAGATTCCGTCCAATTGACAACTAGTGGTATAACAGGAAATTTGTTAGCTTTTGAGATTTTTATTTTTATATGTAGTATTGATAATACAATGAAACATAAAACAGAATGGATATGTAAACGGTAAATACCTCAATGCTTCATGTGTTGGAAGTCAAGGAGAATCTCAGACATATCTTGGCGGAGGAACCTCTACATTTTTAAAATATTGATCATGTATACCTGTTAAAAACGATACAGGAACGGGTTATTATTTACAATATAATACTAACGTTAACATTACTAATTACGGAGATTCATACGTTTTTCCCATGTCAGAAAACAATAGTACATACCTGCTCTTAATTGAATTGTTATATAGATTGTTATATAGATTGTTATATAATCAATCAATGATAGGATTTTATTTTTATTGTAAGATAAAATCTTAATCTTAACCTTCTTATACCCCGGTTTAAACCGAGGTTGAAACAAAGGGGATAGCAGTTTGCCAAATAGCACTAGCTGGATCGGAAGAAATGGGAACGGAAGCCCATTCAAACTCTAACTGACTACCATCTGAGTTAGCTTTGATACGCCATCTAGGTCCAATATAGAGGTAACTAACAATAGCGTCTCCTGTGATACGAAGATTAGTGGCGGTACCCGAAAGACCGGTCACCGTGAGGCCAGTGGCTTGACCATCATTTTTATTTAATTTATTGTTTTCGAGTAGAGTTACTCTACCCGCTGGACGGCCTAGCGAATCACCCTCTTGTATTTCCTCACCACTAATCTCATCTAAGTTGACAAGACTATTTGCCCTTCCTCCAAGTACTTCTGCGTCTCTTTCAAGTAGAGTTACTCTACCAGCATCACCAGACGTATCATCCCATGCTACTTCTTCACCATTAGTATCTAATTTGACAAGATTATTTGCCCTTCCTTCAAGTACTTCTGCGTCTTTTTCAAGTAGAGTTACTCTACCAGCACCCGTTACATCCCATGCTACTTCTTCACCATCCTCATCTAATTTGACAAGAGCATCTGCCCTTCCTTCAAGTACTTCTGCGTCTCTTTCAAGTATAGTTACTCTACCAGCACCCGTTCCATTCCAGGGTACTTCCCCAAGAGTAGTCGGATCGTAGTGGACAAGATCATCTGCCATTTTTTCAAGATCGTAAACCCTTCCTGCCGGCCCACCACCCTCAGCACCAGTAGGGGAAAAAAGATCATCTGCTCTTGCTTCAAGATCGTGAACCTTTCCTGACGGCCCACCACCATCAGCACCATTGATGTCAAAAAGAGCATCTGCTCTTGATTCGAGTTCAGTTACTCTACCCTTATTAGGACCAGCTGTTATTTCTTCACCATCAGGATTAAATTTGACAAGAGCATCCGCCCTTCCTTCGAGTACTTCTGCGTCTCTTTCAAGTAGAGTTACTCTACCAGCACCCGTTTTATCCCATGCTACTTCTCCACCATCCTCATCTAATTTGACAAGAGCATCTGCCCTTCCTTCGAGTACTTCTGCGTCTCTTTCAAGTAGAGTTACTCTACCAGCACCCGTTCCATCCCAGGGTACTTCCCCATGAGTAGTCGGATCGTAGTGGACAAGATCATCTACCCTTCCTTCGAGTAGAGTTACTCTACCAGCACCAGTACCTGTTATTTCCTCACCAGTCCCATCTACGTTGACAAGACCATTTATTCTGGTATTGGTAGCAGTAATTTGTTGGACTATAGTATCTCCTACGTCATTGTTTCCACTGAGTGCTTGTGATATCTCTCTCAAAGTATTGAGATTGTCGTTAATTTGAGTCGTATTATCATCACCGATGAGTGTATTAATTGCGTTATCTGTGTACGTCTGACTTTCACCTTTTGTAATTGCGTGATTCAACTCCCTCACTGTGCCCTCCGGCGGTGCATTCAACGTTAAATTATCGAGTGTTTGCGAAAATGTAAATAATGGCATTGTTTTTATATAAAACCAATATAATATATTTTTATTGGTTTTATAATATATCTTATTGGTTTTATTATATTATATGAATATTCAACGCTTTAAAGATAGCAAAAGAATCTCTCAATATCTTAATCTGATCAGAAGTCGTATTCTTTACATTAAGTATTAAAATCTGTATAGTATCACCGGAATCTATATTTGTAATAAAGTCGTCTTTTATACGACCTTGCATATCGTATCCATAAAGTCGTTTAAATTTTTGTATACCATTGATAATAATGGCGCATTCTACAATTTCATATGGATTAGATGAAACAGAAGAGTAACGTATATTAAGTGATATTTTAAATATGCCACTTTCTCCGTTATATGTATATTCGTCGTTTGTATATACAAAATTGGTAAGGAAATTACTATCAAAAATAATCGGGGAAAAAGCTGATATTATTCTATCTGTTGATGAAAAAAATAATTCAATATTATCACCAATAGGTCCTTGTGGTCCTATTTCCCCCTGTGTTCCTTCTGGACCTTCTGGACCTTCTGGACCTTCTGGACCTTCTGGACCTTCTGGACCTCTTATTTCAGGGATAATATTATTGTCAAATACAGAAAGCATATTATGTAAATCATCAATATCAATATCAGTGCCAGAGAACATATCATGTAGATCTTGTAATTCAGTGCGTAAACCTATGATTTGACTGTTTAAATCTTGACTAACATTGATTGATTTTGAATACTCATTTGTATATATTCTCTTGTAAGTCATTTTATTATTAATGAATTATTATTAATAAATTACTTAAGTAGTATTTACTCTAAAATTATTTTCATTGTATAATACAATGAAAATAATTATATATGATAGTTGACCATTATATAATTGTTATTGATTTTTCCCCGTTCTCATAAACTTCATGTTTAGATAATTGTCCAGTATAATACCAATCTTTACTACAACCATGTAACTTACCATCTTTATAATACTCTTTGTACCGTAAAGCACCATTTTCGTACCAACTATTATACTCTCCATTTAAGTTACCATTTGAATAAAAGCAACGTTGATATATCTTACCATTAATATACCATTCTTTCCATTCTCCATTTTTTAGTCCATTTGAATAAGACCCACATTCCAATAAACGTCCGTAAACGGACAATGACTTGTATTCGCCATCCTCCTTACCGTTTAAGTAGGAAGTTTCATTCTTGAGAATAGTTTCTTCAACGTCCCACCATTCATTAATCATACCATGTGGTTGAAGAGTTTGACATATGGAATAAAGATAACTCTGATTAAATATAATCATCTTTTGTAAAGATGATGTTGTATAATATAGAGAAGATATATCATTCATATGAAGATGTCTGCATATTTCTATGATTATATCAGTTGGCAATCTTTGAAGAATCATGATCTATTTTAATAGTTAATACATGGTTGAAAAAACCAATTTATATTAAAGGGATAAACTGTATTAACAAACTAGTACATTATACTAACACATCTCCATTTATTCATTTCTTTACATAAACATATATTACATATGCTAATCTGTACAAAGTGTATGTGATCGTATACATATTCAGAAAAGGTTGAATATTTTGATACATGGCATTCTTTGAGTTTGAATATTGTTAATTTGATATTAGAATATGCTACGGAAATGCTAATATATCACCCTATAAGAGACTATCATGTACTGGTTTGAAATCATTTATGGTATTTCCTGTTTGTATCCATAATCTCCGATCCATTCATATACATAAACTGTGGACCTGACTGGTCTTATAAAACCTATTGTATCGTCATGGTAAGACAATCTAACTGATTTACATGTGTTTCCATTTTCTGTATGTCTATATCTAATATCTCCGATTGAACCAACTGTTAATATTACATCCAACAGATAAAACTAACCGATATACAGGTATATCCATTTATATAAGACCGTAAATGGGTTCCACAATGGGAACCCATCCAATACGAATATCTACACTGTCATTTTATTATCTGATAATTGTAAACCAATAGTATTCTATCGAGATGAATTTAATATCTCGTCTCAGTATTTTCATCACTTGTATTATATACAAGTGATGAAAAAATAGGATTATGGATGCTGGTATATCAGTGATAAATGTTATATTATAAATAACATTTACATAAATTTATTGTGCCAAATAGCCTTATTGTAGGTTGACAAATTAATCTATTTCTTCGTACCATCATCGTTATACTGACTCCATATATTCTTCACCATCTGCTTGCTCCAAAATCGTCCACGCTTCTTTACACCCTCAGAGTTCATGTAATTAGCCACATCTTGAGGCCAACCATTCATACTCTTCACTTTCTTAATAATATCAATCTCTTCAGAATTTTCTATAACTATCATCTTACCATTTCTGTCCCTCTTATGTCTTTTACCATATTGAACTCCTCCCACGTAATCTCCTCGTCTCTTGCGAAAAATGATGGATGTCTGTACTCGTTTACCGATCAATTCACTCTCCTTCTGCGCATCTAAAATTTTCTGAGCAAAGTCTGTGCGTTGGGATGTGTCGTTGTAAAAAAGTTGGTCTTGGTGAGAATATATAATCACACCCTTTATTCTCAATTCCTCAATTTCCTTAAGAAAATCGAAAATATTTCTGCTCAACCTATCAACGCGATATATAAGTAAGTAATCCCCGCTTTGAGACGCCTCGCAAATGTCAATCATCTCCTTCGGTACTTTCCTGTAAGCTCCCTTGCTAATTTTGAGTACCTTGATTCGTTTACATCCGGTGTCTTTAGCCAAAGGCAGAAGTTCTTCAAGTTGGGCGTCCAAAGAGACACAATATTCTTGCGATTGAGTCTTTGTACTTACCCTGCAAAAGACGTACACTGTGCTGATGTTTTGTTTATGAAGATATTCTGAAATGAGTACCTCACAATTGCACTCATCGTCTGTTATCCATTCTTCCTCTCCATTAGTCCATTTTATACAAAACATCCACACATTTCCATTGTATCTATGGTCAATCACTTCTTTGACCTCATAATCTTGACTGTACAAGAAGTTAGAATCATCAGAATCATTCTGCTGGTCATTAATCTGCAACGATGCCAAATATGCTTGTACAGCTGCAAGTTGATTGGAAGGGATATTCAAATTCGTGGTTTGCGAGTTCATTGTTGTTTAAATTTTGATAGTTATAAAATAAATTCATTTTATAACTTCTATCATACCTTATCTTGAATTCATATACAATAATCAATCTTGTCTGTGTATGAATCGATAATCCCTTCCTTCTCTTTTGCATTCGTTTATTTCTTCTTCATAATATTCTACACACCATATAGATCCATCTGCACCGTCTTCTAACGCGTCTGTAGGAAATTCAAATTCCCTCACTGTTAGACTTGAATTAATAGAAATGTCGGATTCATCTGTCTCATAACCATCTTCATCGTTACACAATACTGTGATATCTATTGGTCGCATATTATTCATTGTTGATAATTTAATCCTCAAATATGATAGAAATCTTCATTTTGTAATATGATGCGATGAAATATATTAAGCAGTAATATAACTCAATAAAAATGAATTATTTACATTATTATATATGAAAACCCAAAAGAATGAACATATTTATTTTACACATAATTCCTAGCATATGTGCTGAAATGCATTGTGACAAACACGTTGTAAAAATGATATTAGAAACATGTCAAATGCTTTGTTCCGTTTGGCATGTCACAGATCCAGACTATAAAATATATGAACCCCCATACAAGCTCGCTCACAAGAACCATCCATGCACTATATGGACACGTACTTCACTAAGTAATTATAATTGGCTTTGCGAGCTTGGTTTAGAGTTATGCAAAGAATATACATATCGTTATGGTAAAATACATGCAAGTGAAAAACATATATTAACTCTTTCAGAGCAAATACCTCCTATACCGGTTATAGGGTTCACTATTCCTGCACAGGCAATGCCTGAAGTATATAAAAATGATAATTCAATTGAAATAGAAAGCGTGATTGATTCTTATCGTACATACTACTTTTTTGAAAAGAATCATTTTCTATCTTGGAAAGGAAAAATAGCAGGTAGAGACGAACCCGCATGGATTACGAATACACGTGGTCTGTTTGAATAAATTTCTTATATCATTATAAGAAATTTATACGTGTATAAAGTTTTCTGTATTTTTTCTTTCATTTGATCTTTTTACAGTAATTTATTGAAACCTCTATGTTCTTCAACCGTTTATATATTTAATATATCTCTTTTATTTTTCCAGTAAGTTATAGCAAACTCTCTACGTTCTTCTGTAGATTTTTTAGATAGTTTCCATGCGGAAGACTCTACTGATTTATTTATAGATTCTTGTATTTTTTCTAGATTATAATCCAATAAAGGAAAATCAACTTCCGTAATATAATTACTCACTTCAATACCAATTTTTTGAGCAACTTGTATCAATCGTGCAAGATCTCTTTTATTATAATATGTTCTAGATTCGTTCATCAGAGCTGTATTTTTTACGTCAAAATCTATTGAATCGGGATGTGTCTTACGAGCTATAGCATGATAAATTTTACGCAATCCAGTACAATTTAAACTAGCAATCCTTGGTTCAAGTTGTTCAGAATTGGTTTCAGAATTGGTTTCAGGATTGGTTTCAGAATTGGTTTCAGAATTGGTTTCAGAATTGGTTTCAGAATTGGTTTCAGGATTGGTTTCAGAATTGGTTTCAGGATTGGTTTCAGAATTGGTTTCAGAATTGGTTTCAGGATTGGTTTCAGGATTGGTTTCCTGAACTGGAATAGTAACAGGTTTAATATAGATGTCACGTACCGACTCAAACTCAAGTATATAACTTTTGATTTTAGCATCCATACGTGAAAGAAGATTAATAGAAAAATCAATCTTATTCATACGTAATCCTAATTCTATATCTATCATTTTATTAGTACACTATAAACAATTAAGTAACAAATAAACATAGTATAACCTTTTATAATTCATTCAATATGAATGAATTATAAAAAGATTATACATATATCACCTGTCCATCATCAGACCATTTTTCACACTTGACAATACACCCTTCCACGTAAAAGCGATGATCAGATATTTGACCATTAAGATACCATCTTTTACATTCACCATACAATTCACCATTTAAGAAAAACGAACGATCAGATATCTGCCCATTATAATACCACTCTTTAGATTCTCCATGCAACTTACCTTCAGAATAATTGAAAACGTCACATATCTGTCCATTATCATACCAACATTTCCACATACCGTTTAACACTCCGTTTGCGTATGTTTTGAGTTCAGACATACGTCCGTTAATATGCCAACATGTAGATAAACCGTGCTTCTTACCCATAATGAAACTGCATTGATCGCTTAATGTACCATTAGCATGCCATAGGTTGTAAGTACCATTCTTCTTACCTTCCGAATAGTATATGTCAGATTTATTTATAGTTTTGTCTGCATCCCACCAACTTACAATTCGACCATGTGGCTTGATGTGTTTACATATAGAATATATATACTTCGAATTACCTGCGATAACATTATGAAAGGTAGAATTTGTAAACGAAAGAGAATTTATATCTACAACTCCAAGATATTTACATATCATCATTATAATATCAACCGGAAGAGTTGGAGTACATATGTTCTGGTTTAATGTGACTTCTGTGATACGTTGATCATACATACTAAGGTTTGAATTCAGTGATAAATTACCATATAGACATGTCTAAAAAATTCATTTTACGTGCATATATTCATCTATAAAACAAATGTTCATATATACACCCATTATACCTCCAACGTTTACATTCACCTGTCAACACCCCCCCTATAAAAAAACGATGGTCAGATATCTGACCATTATCGTACCATCTCTTACACTCACCGTTCAATTTACCGTCCACTAAAAAACATTGTTCTGATATCTGCCCATTATCAAACCACTCTATAGATTGTCCGTTTAACTCACCATCATCATAAATTAAATGATGTGATATATGTCCATTTGGGTACCAACATTTCCAATCTCCAGTTAGATTTCCATTTGAGTATGATAAGATATCTGATAATTTTCCGTTATAATACCAGGATGTCCATTTACCACATACCTTTCCATTCACGAAAAAACAATGATCGCATAACTGTCCACTATCGTACCAACGTTTATACTCTCCATGCTTATTGCCGTCTATATAATTTATCTCTGATTTTAGATTAGTTTCTTCCTTGTTCCACCATGTTGTAACTAATCCATGCGGTTGAACATGCACACAATTTGTGTATATATATTTGGAACTATCTTCAATCGTGTTTTTAAATAACTGGCTTGTGTAATAGAGAGAATTTATATCTATTACATCCAGATATGTACATACTGTTACAATAACGTCTATTGGTAGGTTTTGTATATCAGCAATATTTCTGGTAGATGTTATCAAACTCATTTAACAATTTATATATTAATTAACATGTGAAATCATTTTGTATAAATGATTTACTTGACTTTTTAACAAAGTCAACTTCTTCACAATTATACTGCTTTATACGCGAATTAATAAAGCGTTATCTTAACGCTTTATTAATATACTTATCCAATAATTCTGCAAAATAAGAAAATTATAAAGAAAGAACCACATGAAATACCCGAATAAATTATTCTTTTTCTTTTTTCATCCGATTCATTTTCAATGAAGTATATATCATCTTTTTTATAACAACCAAAAGATGTATTTACTTTACTTTCCATATTATTTTTATTTTCAATCAACAATGTATTTATTACATTCGGATTCACAACACACTTTTCATTCAAATATGAAGAACACATTTCATCTTCGTCTAAAATAGAATATTTATTTTTTAAAAAAATGTCTCCATAAAACATCTTATTGCAAAACAATACATTTTCATAACATCTTTTACCACATTTACATCTTTTGAAATTTGAATCATATCCTATTATAGGATATTCAACATCTGTAATTTTACAAGTGTATTCTTCAATATCATCAATGTAATCATTATAACTAATCACATAAGTAATTGTAAATACGAATGATAAGATACACACTCCAATACTTGTATATTTGCAACAATCGCATGTTTTATCAGACATTTTAATAGTTAGTTCAACTAACTATTAAAAATCATTTTGAAACTTATATAAAATACAATAATTATCATTTCCTTGTTCGTGATACACTATATAGTTAAGACATCGGGAATTTATCAGAACACAGTATTTGATAAATTCGTCGTGTAAGCAATTTTTCATTACGTAATAACCATCATTAGTCTTTCAAATGTATATATCAAAAATTAATTGCGTTATGTTTCTCACACCTACCGTTCTCTCCAACTTCTCTATTTCCGCATAAGTCTCCTTTCTTCTTGTCTCCGCTCTTCCTCTTAAACATGAAGCTGCAAGCTTTATCTTCTTCTTCAACTACCTATTCTTCTTGCATTCGAGCCGCGACCCAGTCCTCCTTGTTATTCGCGGCCGTGCACCAATTGTGGCATGCTTGTGATTGGGGCCATGTATGTCTAACGTGCAACCTATGTTGATAGGTACTCTCACAATGGATTATAGTGTTCGTGTACGTTCTTACTTTTGACCCGCATGCCGAATTTCGGGACCCATGTCGGCGGCTCGGACACACTCCAGGGTAAGGCGTTGTTTGGTGCATGTCCAATGCCTCATTCTTTTCCTGTTCTTTGCGGGCAATCTCCTCTCGTTGACGTTCTATCTCCTCTCGCTGACTTGCTATCTCCTCTCGTTGACGTTCTATCTCCTCTCGCTGACTTGCTATCTCCTCTCGCTGACTTGCTATCTCCTCGGTCTTTTCATTTGTTAAACGCAAAATCTTATCACCCATTGTATTTTTCTTTTCTTTTTGTTCTTCTTCAAGGGAGTGAATGTGGGATTGCGGTGATAAGCATATTGACGCTGAGGGTGGTGTGAATACGGGACAAGTCTGTGTCTTTGTTGGACCACATAAAGAGTCCCTTCGTAAAACTGATTGATGCCCGCATAAAGAGTCCCTTCGTAAAACTGATTGATGCCCACATAAAGAGTCCCTTCGTAAAACTGATTGATGCCCAATTTGTTCTTCTTTATCTGAATCTGAAACGTTTCTTATCTCATCTTTGCTGTGCTTTTTATGTTTCTCGCACATACCGTTCTCTCCAACTTCGCTATTTCCGCATAAGTCTCCTTTCTTCTTGTCTCCGCTCTTCCTCTTAAACATGAAGCTGCATCCGCAAGCCGTCATCTTCAGGTATTTGTCAGCTGCAGTCTGGTCCTCGCACATCGCCATTTGAGAGATCTCTGAGAGATTTTGACGTTCTGTTGTATGTTGTTTGGTATTTCTACTCACAAATTTGTGGTAAAATTCATTTTGAATATCTCACAGTCGCTTAAATTTCGCTAAGTACGAAGTGCTTGGACGAGGACGGGAGGGAAGCTATGTGATAATGCCCGTAGGCTTTATTACATAATTGTTCTTTAATCTAGTCTAGTCTAATTCACTTGGATGTTCTCTTATTCTTCTTATGCTTTGAGCATTTTCCAGTGTCTCCAACTGTATCTTGTCCGCACGGGTCTCCTTTCTTCTTGTTCCCCTTCTTTCTTGAGTATACAAAGTCGCATCCACAGTCTTTCTCGTCCTCGTCACTGTCGAGTTCGTCCTCATCGCTGTCGAGTTCGTCCTCATCGCTGTCGAGTTCGTCCTCATCGCTGTCGAGTTCGTCCTCATCGCTGTCGTCGTTATTGTATTCCGCCTCGACAATGGCTTTCTTATTGGAAAGTTTCTTGTTCTTGGTAGAACCAGCGTCTGAACCAGTGTCTGAACCAGTGTCAGACTCTGACTTGACTCGATCTTTGTCATCCTCTGACATATTGACATACTTTTGGGCGTCCTCAGTGTAATCAAACTTACCGTTCTTGTCCCTGTTCTCACCTTCGTCATTGTAGTCCTTGTGGTCAGTCCACCATTCTCCAAGCAGCTTGGTAACCTCTGTCTGTAGCTCGCGTCCAGCGAAGACGGATACCAGTTCTTTCTTGGCTTCCGGACGCTTTTCCATGCAGAAGAACATGTAGGCAGTCCTTGCTCTTTTGGGAGCTGTT